AATAACATTATTTGATTCTAATTTTAGATACGCCGACGATAGTGCAAACTGGAACCATACGACCACGGGTGCAGGAAGTAGTGTAAATTATAATAGTACAACAAAGACCATTGACCTAACAGTAAGTGCAGCCAACGGTGAAGTCATAAGAGAAACATTAAAAGTGTTTCAATATCAACCAGGTAAGAGTTTGTTGGTTATGACTACTTTTGCCATGTCACCAGATCCAACGTCTGAAATAGAACAGCGTGTGGGATATTTTGGTGCAGATAACGGTGTTTACTTTCAAACAGTAGGCAATCAATATAGTCTAGTTATACGTAAAGACATTGCAGGCTATGTGGACAGTTCAACAGAAAAAGTCTTACAGAACACATGGAACGGTGATAGGCTTACTGGTTTAGGGGGTGCTAATAATCCTTCAGGATATGCTTTGGACCCTACATTAACACAGATTTTTTGGATGGATATTGAATGGCTAGGAGTAGGTTCAGTACGTTGTGGATTTGTAATAAATGGAAAATTTATACTCTGTCATACTTTTCATCACGCCAATATAGCTGCGTTAGGGTTGACAGGACCTTATATGGCCACTGCTAGCCTGCCGTTAAGATATGAAATTAAACGCACAGCCGGAGAAGGCCCAGCTACTTTAAAACAAATTTGTAGTACAGTTATCAGTGAAGGCGGATATCAACCTAAATCTACAGTGGATACTGCCAGTATGGGAGTCACAACTAAAAATTTAGTTACAGCTGGTACCTACTATCCCTTAGTAAGTATTAGATTAAACAGCACACGACTTGATGCTATAGTAAGATTGGCAACATTACAAAGTATGATTGCCACAGCTTCTAGTAGCCCAAAAAATTGCCATTTTCAGATACTTAGAAATGCTACGTTGACAGGTAACACATGGATCACACATCCTAAAGGTACTGTGGATTACAATCTATCATTAACAGACGCCACTAACGGCACTATAATTGGATCTGGTTATTTTAGTGCCAGTACTAGAGCAGAAATTAGCGGCATCGCAGACATAGATTATCAATTAGGCAGAACACTGGGCGGAGTCAGTGACACATTTACCATTGTAGCAGCTCCAGACAGTAATAATTTAGATGTAGCAATAGATTTAGGATGGTTTGATTTATCATTATGAAAAATTACATAAACATTGTCGAAGCAGCAAACAAAGGTTGTCCTATTGCTACCTACGACATAGATGTTAACTTAAAGAATAGACAGAAAGCTATAGATGAATATCATTACGGTCCAGCCAACCCTGAAGAGCCAGAATCATACTGGAAGGATGCTGCCAAGCGTTGGAACATAACGGAAAAAACTGCTCGAACAATGAAGTGCGGTAACTGTGCGGCATTTGATGTATCAGATAAGATGTGGAAGTGCATTGAAGACGGTATCAAAGGTGATAGCAAAGAAACAGATGCTATGGCAACTATACACAAAGCAGACTTAGGTTATTGTAATTTTTTACATTTTAAATGCGCTGGCAACCGTAGCTGTACAGCGTGGGTCACTGGAGGAGCGATAGATGACAAGGATAGAACACAATGAGAAATTGGATTAATATAGTTGAAGGCAAATATAGAGAAGATGATTTAGAAGAATTTAAACCTAATGATGAAGCTTTAGATGATTTAAAATCTAAATTTTTACCTGATTGGGAAATGTTAGATCACAAAGATCTGCAAGCCAAATATGTGGCCAAGGATCATAGACACGCATTAGAGTTTGTAGAATTTATTAACAAATTAAGCGAAGAGATGGACCACTTTGCTGAAGTAACACAAGATGTAGCCGAAGTCACAATTAAGACTACTACATTTGATGTAAAAGGGTTAACCATATTAGATTTTCAACTGGCCATGCGTGTTGACGATTATGCCAAGCGTGAAGACATAGAACAGGTACGCATGAGCGGTAATTTTGGAATGCACAAGTGATGTTTAAGCAATATAGTGTTAGTGTAATTAATAACCCTGTGTGCTCTAAAGCAGTAGATAATATTTTATTAGAAGATTTTATATATTACGATAAGGACGGTTTTGAATTAAACCGAGCAGAACAAAAATTCTATGCCGAGATGAACTATCCAGTCCATCACAATATTCTTAATCACACCTGCTGGCAGGAACCTTGGTTTGAACTTACAGATACTACCAAATTACTATTAGATCATAGTATGTTTTTATGTAGATGTAATTACGATCAAGAAGCATTAGCTCAACTACATTATTTGTCTAAACAATTACCTCAGGTAAATTTTGTTATAAGAACCAAAGCTAAATGGGGCTTTGATTTCGCTCTAGATGCTGTAGTAGACAACAATGTATTTGAAGTTATCCACATAGAATATGATCATAACGATTATGATTATTTCTGCGATCGTATGACACAGTTCGCAAACACTGTGCTACAAACTGATTGGATTCATGCTGCTGATAATATATGGAAAAATCGTGATCAATGGCAGCATTTAAAAGGATTTGCTCAGAATGATTGGAAAGCACAATTTCTTTTAGGTTGGTCCAAAGCCGAATATACCGAAAAATCTGTTTAACTAAATATCAGCCTAAGGCAACGAAAGGCAACTATGAACAGATTAGATGAACTTGAACAATTAATCAAAAAATTTAGACGAGATATACCAGAAGGCAAAGAATACGAAGATAGATTACAAGAAGAACTAGAACTTATAAATCAATTAGGCTTTGCTAAACATTTTTTACGTGTTAGAGAAATTCTAGATCTAACACAAGACATTCCACACATCACCAGAGGTTCAGCAGGCAGCAGTTTGGTCTGTTGGCTTATGGGCATCAGCGACATAGATCCTGTACAAGAACGCATACCCCTATCACGTTTTATGAATCCTAAACGTGATGATCTGCCTGACATCGATCTAGACTTTCCACATTGGCAGCAGGAAACTGTAATGAACAGAATCTTTAAACGTTGGCCAGGACAAAGTGCTAGAGTCAGCAACTATGTGACCTATAAAGAAAAGTCAGCTGTACGTGAAGCTGCTAAACGTTTTGGTGCTAAGGGTAAACTAAAACGTAATTTTAAATTAGAAGATGTTATAGATAAAAGTTTTGTAGCAGACGCTGAACGTCTTAGCAATAAGTTACTAGGTAAGAAACGCTGTATCAGCAAACACTGCGGCGGCATATTGATATTTGATCGTAGTGTGCCTAAAAGCCTAATCAATGCTGAAAATCAAATCTTACTGGACAAATACGAAATTGAAGATCTTGAACACTTTAAGATCGATATTCTAGCTAACAGAGGACTGAGTCAACTATGGGAAATAGAACAGCGCGATCTACTAGACTATCCTGAAGAGGACGAAGCTACCGCAGCACTATTGAGTAGAGGTGATATACTAGGAGTTACACAAGGTGAAAGTCCTGCTATGAAACGTCTGTTTAGAGCACTGCGTACTAAAAATCGTAGTGACTGTACACTGGCCACTGCCTTGATTAGGCCGGTAGCCACGCAAGGTCGTCGCAAAGCCAGTTTCTTTCAAGACTGGAGTCAAGATGGTTTCAATAATACCATAGTGTTCGAAGACGATGCCATTAAGATTATCAGCGAGATATTAGACTGCGATCAATATGAAGCAGATATGTGGCGTCGTGCCTTTGCCAAAAAGAATGAAGAAAAGATTTACGAATTCATGCAGATGGTAGGCGATCATCCTAAGCGTGACATAGTCTTAGAAGCACTGCGAGAACTTAGTCACTTTGGTTTATGTAGAGCACACGCTACTAATCTAGGTAGATTGATTTGGGCACTGGCCTATCAAAAGGCACACAATCCACAAAAGTTTTGGCAAGCAGCATTAAAGCACTGTCAAGGTTCATATGCTCGCTGGGTATATTGGCAAGAAGCCAAACTGGCCGGTGCTGTACCTAGCATACTAGAAGGCGGAGAAATACAGGATCTTAAATCCAACGGTCGCTGGAGTTCAAAAAGATTTCTACCTATGTGTACAGAAATACGCCGACCAGGACAGGTAGAGTTTTGCGGTATAGTGGCCAACTATCGTGTGTTTAAATCAAAACCTAAAGAGTATATTACCTTTGTAACTTTAGGCACAGGCAATGGACGCTATCTAGATGTTGTACTGCCACACGCTGTAAGTTTTCATGAGCATCCTATACTTTGGGGAACGGGCAAATTGGGGTATAAAAATAATTCAGAATATGTTACAGTGTACAAGCACAAACGCATGACACTATCAGAGGTAGAACATTTAACATGATATCAAAATCTAGATTACAATTATATCCTAGTAAGGACATAAAGGATCGTGCCTACATTATTGGCGAACGATCTGCGCTGTTAGCATTATCCGAAGCACTACGTAAAGCAGCTACAGGTGTGCTGGGCTGCGAAACGCTAACAGTTTATTCTAGTAATGGACACGACTATGAAATATTTGTTACCAGAGACGTACAAGAAGATGAGTGGCAAAATCTGCCTAACAATCCTGTGACTTTAAAGTCTATACAAGACTACGATGAAATCAAACAGGAACTACAACTAAAACAAAAGGGCTCCTAAGAGCCCTTTTTTGTTGCTATTACAACTTACTGTTATACAGGATTATTTTTTACCTGTGCTTTGATTTACAAAGCTATACATCTTTTCAGCTGTTTCAAGAACCTTATCCAGTCCTGGAAACTCTGGCATACCTACTGCGGTAACGATCTGACCACTCTTTTCATCACGTTTGGCACTTACTTCCCAACCTTGGAATTTGTAAGTATACTCGCTTTGAACTAGATCTTTGGCCATGTGTAAAATATCTGTGCGGATTTCATATCCGTTTTTGTTGAACTTAACTTCTGGTAGTTTTGGTGCTTCGAATGACATAGTAATCTCCTTTGTGTGTATGTCTAGTATCAGTTTTTCTCTGATACAATATTATATATGCCTATAGTGCAAAAAACAATCTATTTTTTAAATTTTTTCAGTCGTTCTTTTATGATCTTAATTACTTGATCACTGAGAACAACTTCATAGTGATTATAGTCTACTTCAATCAGCTCTATGTTGGCATGATGTTTTTGACTTTTAATACTGACCACGCCATCGTTGGGCTCAATTATAAAAGGACTTTGACCCTTTACTGTAACTACATTAGTCCAAGGATGCTGTACCTTAATTTTATCCGCTTGTCTCATTACCCAACTACTAGGACCTATGTCTTTCATAAGTCTACTAAAGGGCAAAAAGAATTTAGCATAGTCTGCTGCTTCTGCCCCACCGTAAGGTGTGCTAAGAGTAACTGCGCCTAGTACTTGATTGGGTATTTCATTGGCTAAAAATAAAGCATATATACCGCCCAAGCTGTGAGCTATAAAAAAGATATCATTAGTAGAGCGAAGTTCTGATTTGATATCGAATAGATTCTTTTCAAAACCATTACGGCTATCGTAGTTGATTACAATATCCTTCTGCCCAATGTGTTCTCTTATGTAATTAAAGCTTTCACTGGTAGCATTGGCTCCGTGAATGTAAACTAATATCATTTTTCTATAGTTTTATGACTGGATAAATGTTTAAGATACAGCTCAGCTCTGCGCTGCTGAAATTCAGCTATACAGCTTATAACTTTGCGGATCCATTTCATAACCATACCTTGATCATTCCGTAGGTATACTCTTTGATCAAACGCTCAACATCTGCGGCGTTTTTAGGGTTACGTGCTGTAATATACTGATCCAGTTCGTTTTGGATGCTGGTGCTTTTGACAATTTGTTCGAAAAATGCTAACATTTGTTTCCTCCGATGTGTAAATGTGTAGAGTATTTATTCAGTGACACAATGACATAAAAGGTTAAATATACAAAAGGATTGGTATAATGAGGAAAAGCACTAGAAGCATCCTACAAGAACTAAGCGACTTAGGTATAAGCCGAGATAAGGATCAGGTTATCGA